CGGCGAGGACGAAGACGACGACCAGGCTCAGGTAGCCAAGTCCGAGCTTGCCGCGTTCCACCGCTTCCGCAAGGCACGCGTTCGTGCTGGTGACTGGCGCGACTTTGAGTTCCGCTCTGTCCCCTCGGTGCAAGGCCACAACCTCAACGACGGGGGAAGGCTCGCGGTCCGCAAGGCGGCAGGTGAGATAGCCGTCGCCGGGCTTGCTGTTCAGGCGGCCGACACGGGGCGCGTGCTGATGCTCCAGCGGGCATTGGACCCGGACGATCCGGCTGGCGGGACCTGGGAGTTTCCTGGCGGCCATCTCGAGAACGGCGAGAAGCCGATCGTTGCTGCGGCAAGGGAATGGCAGGAAGAGGTCGGCAGCATTCTGCCGTTCGACCCTGACGCCATGGCCGCGCTCGCATTCGGCAACGGGTCGGGCTGGACGAACGGTATCTACGCCGGGTTCGTCTACCCGGTGCCGTCCGAAAGCTGCGTGCCTGTCCGCTCAGACTCGCAGGTGACCAACCCAGACGATCCAGACGGCGACCAGATCGAGGCCATCGCCTGGTTCGACCCCGCGCAGCTTCCCGGCAACCCCGCGCTCCGTCCCGAGTTGCTCGCCAGCATTGGCGCCGTGATGGTTGCGCTCGGCACGCTGCCAGACGACATGTGCTGCGGCTGCCTGGACTGCTGCGCTGACGGATGCTGTGGCGGTACGGGTGGATGCCCGTGCGCCCCTGCCGACGTGGCGAAGGCGAGTGATGCTCGCCCAAAAGATGAGGCGTGGCCCGGCTGGAAGCTCAACGGGCCGACGGTCGCCTACTGGGCACCGAAGCTGTCATCCGCTGCCGTTGCCGCTGTTCCCCGGTCACGGCTGCACCAGCTCGCGAGTGACTACCTGACCGCCAACCCAGCACCGGCAGACGGGCAGCAGCAGAACAAGCGGGACCGGAACGCCGCCGCGGCGGCATGGCTGACCTCGCAGGGCGTCACGTTCCCGCTCGGTGAGATCGTGCCCGGCATCGTGTCGGACGGGTACGTGATCGGCATCGTGTCCGCCACAGCGCTCGTGACCGGCAACCCCGTGGACACGGGTGGCTGGAAACCCGGAGCGCCAGCGGGCGGCCTGATCCCCGATGCACTGCTGGCCACCGCTGGGGCGGCCACCATGGCCGCTGCGGACGACCAGGTGTCGTCGGGCTACCACTCCGCGCTCGGGCGCAAGCTGGCCGACGGCGCGGACAACGGGCTCACCGCCGCCGCCCTCGCTGCTGCTCTCTCGGGAGTGCTGGCAGACGGAACCCTGGCTGCAAGCCTGACCGCTGACCAGATCACGGCAGCAAGCGGGCAGGCAGCGCAAGCGGTCTACACCGCGAACCGGGTTGAGTACGGGCGGTGGATCACTGACCCCGGGGCATCCAAGACGGGGCCGTGCCCGGTCTGCCTCGCCAACGAAGCGGCGGGACGGGTGCGGATCGGTGACCCGTACCCGAGCGGCGACGTGTTCCCGCCAGCACACCCGGGCTGCGCGTGCGCGACCGGCCCTGCATAAAGATCGGCAACGAGGAGACGAGCGATGCCCCTGAAGCCCAGCACGGCAACCGAGGAAGTCGGGTACACCCTCGCACCACCACCAATCCCGCCGGGCTGCATCTGCTCATACACGAACGGCCTGGACGCGTCGTCCGTCCGCAATGGCCCCGTTGCCAGTTGCCCAGCCGATCACACTCTGATCGACGGTCATGCCGCGCTCGGCTGGACGGATGAGATGGTGGCCGAGTTCGAGGTGCGCTGGGCCGGGCTGTCCTCTCAGCCGCCACGGTGGATACCGTCACCACCACCGCTCACCCAAGACGAGATCCGTGCCCTGCTCCGCGAGTGTGTGACCGTGGTGCAACCAGGTGAGTCGCTGGCTATCCGGGCTGCCGAGAGCTGGACGCCGGATCAGATCGGGCAGGTCAACGAGTGGATCGGCTACATGGAACTGCCGTTCCGCGCGGTCATGCTTCCCGGTGACGAGTTCGCGGCGGTAGCGCAGAAGTGACAGCCCTGTCCTACGCAATAGCCTGGGTAGCCTTCCTTGCCTTTATCGCCTACCTGATACACGGCTAGTTCACGGCGTACCTGTCGGAATGAGCGGCCAGATATGCGCGGATGGCAGCCTCGTCGGTGAAGCTGATGCCGCCACGTTCCCGGCAGTGACCGCAAAGCAAATCCTCGGCGGTGATGCCGTTCGGGCAGCACGCTTCATCATCCGGCGGCATCGGCACCCATTCGCCGCGCTCATTCCAGGCTAGTTCCTGCGAGTAGTGGAACAGGATCTTGTGCCGCGCTGGCGGACAGCCAGTGCAGGTACAGCCACGGGTGACATCATCGCTCACCGCCACCACGTTCCCTGTCCATCCCAGTGATACGGGCTATCCGGGTGATACCCACGGGCACACGTAGCGGGCCGTGGTCCCTGCATCGGCTTGACGACGCGGGCGATAGCCGGATCCACGACCTGACCGCGCCAGATCGCAGGCTCCCACATGTCAGTGGGCAGCGGGAACAGGATCGCCCTGCACTCGGTGGGCATCTGGTCCATGCGGGATGAGGCGTAGCCGGTCACGGCTTCCATTCCTCCTGGTAGCCCGGACGGCTCTTGTAACCAGAGCCGAGCAAGCCCACAAGGTGCAAAGCGATACGGCCGGGGATGCTTTCCTCGCCATAGCGGTCAATGATGTCCGCCGCCTCACCAAGGATGGCTAGCTTCGCCTCGCAGTCCGCAACGACAGAGCGCGGGTCGTGCCGGGTGATGTGGTCAACCTCGCGCCGTCCGTCGTCAACGAGCATGGTGGGCAGGTCGCTGTCCCGCTGATCGGCTTCGGGTGGCTCGGTCAGCATCCGGTCGTAGCTGACGACCTCCACCCAGCCGGGCAGGCATCCGCGGTCACGCCGGTCTTCCTCGTCGGGAATGACCACAGCGGTTATCGCAGCCGAGTACCGAGCGCGTTCAGGATTCACCTGCCCCGGCGGGTCAGTGTCCCATCGCTGCGGCTCGAAACCGCCAGCACCCACGATGCGTGCTGCGGCTAGGTCGGACTCAACTTGCTTCCGCAGCCATTCAGTCAGGTCATCGCTCATCGCCGGTCACCCACTCGAACTCCATCCCGTCGGGAAGCACGCTGTTGATCCGCTCCGCGATCTCCTGTCGTTGCCGCTCGGTGCGCTGGACGTGGCGCTCTATCTCGGCTTCGTAGTAGCGCCGTGCCGCGATGTACTGCTGCGCTTCGGCTGAGTCAAGCGCCTCGTGCATGATCCCGGGACCGTAGATGCTGGTCAGTTGCTCGCGCAGCCGGTCCGCGGCGCCGGTATCGGCGGACAGGATCTCGCTCTCAAGGCTCGCCAGCAAGTCGGCCCGGTGCTGCTCATCGCTCACGGCTTCACCCGCTCCAACTGGACGAGCACGCCGTCCCGCTCACACCAGCCGCGAGAGGCCAGCACCTCGTCTATCCGGTCGTAGGCGTGAGAGTAGAGATGCCCGCGCCGCAGGCCGCAGACCCGTGTCTCGTCATCGCTGAACCGGCCACCGTAGGCCATGCAGAGCTCATTGAGCTGGTGTCCCTGATGCCACGTCAGCAGCCGCTCGGGGATGAATCGCCGCAGGTAACTCATACGCCCATTCTCTCAGGCAGGTGAGCATGGACGGATGGATTGACGTCTACGACTCAGACGGCAACCTGATGGGTGTCACCAAGGCGGCAGACATCGCGCCAGCGGCGAAGACCGACGCCGCCCCGTCGTCGCTAGTGTGCAAGTCCGAGGAACAGCAATTCGTCCTCGGCATCGCGTATCAGGCCGGCCCCGATCCACGCATCGCCAAGGGCGTTGACGGCGGCCGGGACTGGTTCGAGCCCGCAGAACTCGAAAAGGCTTGCTGGAGCCTGGCCCGCAACGGCCCGCGCGCTGGCCTCTTCCACGTGGACGGCACCGACGCCAACGGCGGCGCGGCGACGATCGTGGAGAACTACATCTACCGCAATCCAGCCCCGTGGGAACTGAGTGCGGATCTAGTGGTCAAGCAAGGTGACTGGGTAGTTGGTGGCGTTCTTAATGATCAGGCGTGGAGTCTGTACAAAGCCGGGAGGCTGAACGGGTGGTCGCCGCAGGGACAGGCCCGCAGGATCAGGCAGCGGGCCGCTTAACAGCGGCAGCCCGGCTTGACGTGAACCATTGACCCGCTGCGCAGCCGGTAGCACTGGCCGCCTTCTCGCGGGATGCGGTCGCGGAATGGCGTGACCAACTCACCGTCCGGCCAGTCAGGAAACGTCAGGTCGTACAGCAGCACCCCGGCGTATCCGCTGGCGATCTGGCCGATCATCTCTGCATCCTCGGCAGACATCTCCGGCCACGGGTCGCTCATGCCCTCATTGTCCCACGTCAAGCCATTGTGTGAGGTGAACCGTGACCACTGGGCTAGATGACGAAGAGGACATGACCCGGCTTACTGACCCGGACTTTCCCAGGATTGACCTCGTTGGCAAGGGTGCGAACGGAATACCTCGTTTCTTGATCGCCAAGCAGGACGAAGACTCCCGTGGGCTGATGCCACCGGAACTGGTGCGCGAACTGATCGGCAAGCAGGCCGAACCCGAAACCCGCGACGACGGGCAAGGCGACGGTGATGTGACGGTAAAGGGCAGCCCGGCCGCTATCGCCAAGCTGATCCATGACGCTGGGCAGGCACGCGCAGCCGTCGCACGTGCGGCACATCAGGACGGCGAGGACGCCGGTAAGGCCGTCAGGAACCACCTGACAGCGGCACGGCAGCGGCGCGAATGGGCCATCGCGGATGCACGTGGCGACGTGGCAAAGGCCGAGCAGAGCACCAAGAGCCAGAACGACTTGCCGGACAGTGCATTCGCCTACATCGAGAGCGGTGGCACCAAGGACGCGTCGGGGAAGACGACCCCGCGTTCGCTGCGGCACTTCCCCATCAACGACGCGGCGCACGTCCGCAACGCGCTCGCCCGTGCTTCCTCGTCCCCGTTCGGCGACAAGGCTATGCCGAAGATCAGGGCAGCCGCGAAGAAGTTCGGCATCGAGGTATCCAAGGAAGAGGCTCCCGTGACCGAGACCATCACCAAGGACGCACTCGGCGCGCTCGACCTCGACGGCATCACCCCCGACGCAGACGACCTCGACCAGGGTCAGGACGGCATGGACCCCACCACGCCATTCGCCGACCCCGGCAACCTGGACGACCTTCCCGGCGACCCTGATGACCCTGGTTCCCCGGCATGGGAGGCGATCGACGCCGCCACCGCGCAGAAGTGGACGGCGATCCTCGCCCGCGCCAAGAACGCCCTCGGCCTGCTCGCCGACCGGGAGATGCTCGAAGCGGCCACCGTGGACCCGGACGACGCCGATAACGCCTATGACCTCCAGGACGCACAGTGCGCCCTGGACTTCGCCATCGGCACTCTCGCCGTGTTCGCGGCAGGCGAGCAGGCGGAGACGGAGATTTGCACCGAGGCGATGGAAGTCAGCAAGGCGCTGGCCGGATTCGACCCCGCCGCCCTGTCCGTCGTTGAGGGCCTTGTCCCGGTCGCGAAGGCCGGGCGTGTCCTGTCGTCGGCCAACGAGTCCGCTCTGCGTTCCGCCGCCGAGTCCATCAACAAGGTTCTCGCCTCGCTACCGCAGGCCCCAACTGCTGATGATCAAGTCACCAAGGAGGCCACCGTGGCCGCAACGGACACCAAGACCGACCCCGCAGCGGCCACTGAGGCGCAGGTGGCGAAGGCAGAAGAGACCGGCACGCCGGAAGCGGTGACCAAGGCAGGGGACGGCGCCGCACCGGAGACCACGGAAACCGGGACCGTGACCAAGGCCGAAGGTGCCTCCTCCTCGCCGCTGGTGCCGGTCTTCGACCACACGCGTGCGCTCGTCGGCGTCACAGCATCGGCCAGCATCGTCACGAAGGCGGATGCTGATTCCTCCGGCGACGGCGGCAAGCCCGCGATGATGGCCGTGTTCGATCAGGACGGAAATCTCATCGGCATCGTGGACCCCTCCGAGATCACCCCGGTTCAGGGCGCGGCCAAGCCGAAGGACGCCGACCCCGCGAAGCCCGCGGATGACCCGGCCAAGCCTGCCGACCCGGCCGATCTGACTCCCGCACCGTCCGCCGACGCTGGCACTCCCGCCGACGGCAGCGACGACGACGTGGCCAAGAGCGCCACCACCCAGACCACGGAAGCCGATGGGGCTTCCCAGCAAGACGCCATCAGCAAGGCCCGTGAGGTGCTGAAGCCCCTCGTCGCTGAGCTGGTCGGAGCAGAACTCGATGCGAGGGGAACCGTGGAGGGTGTCGCCAAGTCGGCTGACATCGCGGCAGCTCTCGAAGAGATCGGCGTTCTGAAGACCAGGGTGACGACGGTGGAAAACAACCCGGCCATGCCGAAGGTGTTCACGAACGGGGCCACGCCGCCGCCCGGCACGCTGCGCGGGCAGGACCGCGGCGCAGCAGCGCAGCAGGTCAATGTCGCGAAGGCACTGGAGCGCAAGGCGGAACTGTACGCCGCCAGCGGCCCCGACCAGGCGCGCATCGCGAAGGAGATGGAGCAGGACGCCATCGGCGCCTGGGAAGCCATCCGCGATGGGCATCAGCCCGCATAACCCCCTGAACTAACCGGCCCCCGTGAGCACCGCTCCGGGGGCTTTGCCATGCCCCCCGAAAGGAGGCATCAGCGATATGAACGCACCAGCAGGACAGCTCAGCGAGGAAACTCTCGCCGCGATCCAGAAGGCAGCGACCACCGGTTTCACTTCGCAGACCGGGCTGTACTCCTACGACCTGTCCGGGCTCATCAGCCTGATCCCGGTCGTTACTCCCTTCCGCGATCTGGTGTCCCGCAAGACACCAAATGACGGGAACCCCTACGCGGTGTGGCGGGCGTTCCTCAACGCCACCAACAGCCAGCCGGACCCGTCGATGGGCTTCGACTACGCCGCCCCGGAGATGCTGTTCAACGAGCAGGACTTCCAGGCCCGGTACAAGCCGACCGGCATGGCGTTCAACGTCACGCAGGACTCCTACGACCTGGCGAAGAACTACGGGGATCCGTACGCCGCCGCCACGTTCCAGACGCTCAACCAGGTGCTCATCGGCGACGACCGCAAGCAGATGGGTGCCCAGTCGTTCGCCCTGAAGGCCGCGACCGCGCCGACGCTGACCCAGAACACGACCGGTGGCACCATCGCCGCGTCCACTGCCGTGTACGTCGGCGTGGCCGGCCGGACCGGCTCGGGCTACTACTACGGGTCGGGCAACTCGCAGGGCGCATCCGCGTCCGGCACCTCCGGGTCGGGCACCGCGACCAACTCCGTGTCGGCGACTACGGCGGCCCAGCGTGGCGCGGTGGCCTACGACTGGTTCCAGGCGGCAGCCTCTACCGGCCCGTGGTTCTACTACGGCACCACGACCACGAACACGATCACCATGACCTCGGTGATCACGTCGGCCAACGCGGTGTCCACGGGATCGGCTGTTCCCGACCTGACCGCCAACTGGAAGGGCCAGGCGCCGACCATCTCCAACGGGTCCGGGGGGGTGATGACGAACCCGGCTTACACTCCGCCCACTTTCAACTCTGTGACGGACAACGGGTCGGCCAACGCCAACGACTACGACGGCTTCATCGCCTCGCTGTCGGGCGACTACAACGGCACCGGCCAGTGGGCGCAGCCCGGCACCGGCACCGTCAACCCCTCGGTGTGGAACACGCTCAACGGTGCGCCGCTGACGCTGACGGGCGGCACCATCACCGAGATCGAGGAATACATCTTCCTCACCCTGTGGCAGCAGGTGAAGTGCAGTTGCACCGCGATCATGATGAACGCGCAGCAGGCGCAGGAAATCGCGAACCTGATCCTGGGCTCGTCGTCGGCGACGACCTTCCTCAACACCGACAGTGCCGGCCGTATCTCGGTCAGCGCCGGCGGCAGGGTCGGCCAGATCATCAACGCCCCCGCCGGGGGTGTCGAGGTGCCGATCGAGGTTCACGTGTCGCTGCCGCCGGGCACGATCATCGGCCGCACCGACCGGGTTCCCTTCCCGCAGGCGAACATCGACTCGGTACTGGAGCAGCGGTGCCTCCGGGACACCGCGCAGTTTGACTATGGGATTTCCCGTGTGGCGAACACTCCTGGCGGGGGCCCACGTAAGGAAAGTGAAATTCGCACTGTGTCAGCGTTCGTGAATAGGGCCCCTGTTGCAATGGCGACGCTTGCCTGCGTGAGCTGACCTGCGGAAACGCGGAATCCAGAACTAAGAAAGCTTCCTCAAAAAGTGGTACCCTGGTGGGAATGGAAGGTCTCACGCCCCAATCCCCACCAGGGAGATTCACATGGTAGTCCGCAGAGGCGATCCCTGCACCATTGACGATTGCGGAAAGCCGGTCGCAGGCCGCGGCTGGTGCTCTATGCACTACGCCCGCTGGCGCAACTATGGCGATCCGCTCTACGAGACGCGGCCATACAATCCCCGTGGCCCGGAGTGTGCGCACCCGGATTGCGGGCGGAACGTCAAGCGGCGCGGCTGGTGCGAGAAGCACGCTAAGCGCGAGGAACAGTACGGCGAGACGACAGAACCGCATGAGCGCAAGTTCTGGGCCAAGGTCAATAAAGATGGCCCTCTGCCGGAGCATCGCCCTGACCTCGGGCCGTGCTGGATCTGGACCGGATATGTCCATGTCACCACTGGCTACGGCCAGTTCGGCAACAGCGTGAGCCACGGCACGAACCTGCCGCACCGGATCGCCTACCAGTATCTCGTAGGCCCCATCCCCAAGGGCCTGCATCTAGATCACCTGTGCCGGGTGCGCACCTGCGTGCGTCCTGAGCACCTGGAACCTGTCACGCCCCGCGAGAACATCCGGCGTGGCGATCAGGGCGCATTCTGGGGCTACGTGCCCGAGGCACTCAACCGGAAGCCCGAGCAACTCGCGCTCGCCGTCTGCGCCAACGGATGCGCCAAGCCGTCCTACAAGAGCAGCCTCTGCCGCCCGTGCTACCGGAGATGGCTCAAGGATCCGAACGTCGAACGCCCATCGCAGCGCACACCGGAACAGCGATTCTGGGCCAAGGTCAATAAGACCGGCCCGTGCTGGCTCTGGACCGCAAGCGTCAACAAGGGCACCGGCTACGGCCAGTTCTCCCGCCATCACGGCGATCCAGTGGACGCGCACCGCTTCTCCTACGAGCTGGCCAAAGGGCCGATTCCCGAGAAGCATGATGTTCACCACACCTGCTGGATCCGGCACTGCGTCAACCCGGCACACCTGCAAGCGGTGACGCGCGCCGAGAACACAGCGATGCGCAAGCCGCGCCGCACCGCCTGACCCTGTTCCCACCGAAGGCCCGGAGTCCCATGCTCCGGGCCTTTCGCATACCCGAAGGAGCGCGCCATGCGCCTTTTCAGCCTCATGAACGCCGGCGCGGTCGATGACCCGGACTTTGGCCACTTCGACCCCGATCCAGACACGGGTGCTTTCGACTTCCCCGAGGGGCTGGCCGACCGGCTGCGCACCACCCACTACCGCAAGCGGCAGGCGTGGGAGACGGAAGTTGAGCGGAACGACCGGCTGCACGGCGACGAGATGGCCCGCCAGCGTGACCCGGCCACCTTGTACAACGCAGTCGGGGAGATCGCGAACATGGGCAAGGAGCTTGCGGCGCTGCGTGCCGCCAGTGGCGATGAAACCACCAAGGCCGAACTCGCGCAGCTCCGTGAGCAGCTAGCGGCGCTCACTGCCCAGCTCAGCGCCCAGCCCGGCGACGTCGGCAGCAAGGCGGCACCCCGCGGTGGGCGGCGAGCTGCGGCCAGCACCACTACCTGAGCGCACGGTCCAAGTAAGCAAGACATCCCGGGGGCTGGGAGCCCGCGGCATTTCCTGGAGGTTTCACCATGCCCCCCAACGATGGCGTCATCATGCCGTACGCCAACCTGAACCAGTCCCTGGCCGCGGGCTACCTCGGCCAGTCGGTCGCTCCCGAGACGCTGTCCGCAACCGCCGTGGTGCTGACGACCGCCTACGGCTACCTGACCCGGATCCATGTCCCGGTGCCGGGAACCACGTCGATCCTGGACGTGATCCTCACCACCGGCAACGCGGTCACCAACGCCGTCTGGGCGCTGTACGCGGGCACCGGGCAGAACCCGCTCGCCTACACCGCCGAGTCGCACGCGACCGTCACCGGCACGGCAGGGCTGTACAGCATCCCGTGGAACACCGCTGTCCAGCTCGCCGCCGGGGATTACTACATCTACCAGGAGGTCACTGGCACCACGCCGTCCATGCCAGGTGTGACCGCGACGTCTACCGGGTCGGTCGGCTCCACGGTCATGAACCCGAACTGCTCGCTGGGCAACGGGACGCTGAACTCCGCATTGCTGGCCTCGGGTGCGCCGACCACGGTCAGCGGGACCACTCAGCTCGCGTTCGGCACCTCGTGGGCACTGTCGGCGTCCAAGCTGTGGTACGGGCTGCGGTAGAT